CCAATTTGTCCTCCTATGACTTAGTGACTAACATACACATAGGTGGTGACATTTTGAAAGAATCTCAGAAGAAATACATGAAGCTCCAGTGGGCAATCAAGAAGAATGGCGGGGTTGTCTGTGAGCAAGTGCCTCACATTTTCTTTCCCGAAGATTCCTATAACACCGATAACGGCTACTTTGCCGAGAAGAAACTTGCCCTAAAGATTTGTTCCCAGTGCCCTGTTCAGCAGCTTTGTGCTGATTATGCAATGACGGCCCGTGAGCCCTACGGCATCTGGGGTGGCACTACTCCTACTGACAGATAAGCGAAACCCCCTAGGGAAGAACCTAGGGGGCTTCTGCTAACTAACTAGAAGGAGAGCAACACTCTCAAGATAAGTATACGACTAACCGAATGTTTGTCAAATAAGAAACCCCCGCCATTTAGACGGGGGCTACTCGGCTTAGCTAGGAGGCTTATGGACAAGCGAACAAGGATGTCGAATAACAGCCGAGCAAGACTAGCTTAGTCCTTTTTGAAAGCAACTGAGGTCAGGATTGAAAGAAATCCGGCACCAAGTGAAACCGAAGCCAAGCTTACCCAATCAATCGTAAACAGACCCATAGATCCTGTTCCTAGGAAAGCTATTGCCGACTGAGCTACGGTCTTTACAGCTCGCTCTCCTGCATAATCTCTCCAAAATGCAACGCTAAATATCTTCATTGTCCCGCTTCCTTATCTTTACATCTTCGTATGTAGCAAATGCAGTATAAGCGGTAAGGATTATAGAAATCAAGGCAACTCCCCCGATTATCAGTTCCCTGCTAACCGAACTGTCAGAGGCGTAGGTAGCCGCACCGAAAAGAATCATTAGGGCAGACAACGCAAAGCTCATGTAAATAAGCCTACGGCGATGCTTCCAACTAGGCATCTAGTCGCTCGTCAATAAACTTCTCAGGGTCAAAGACGGTGCCGAAGAATACTGAATTGACCCTAGGGCCGATAGTGAGGTGTAAGTGAGCTCCCTTGCTCGCTGATCCCGTATTGCCTACTTTGCCGACTGTCTGGCTTTGAGTGATGATTGTTCCAGGCTTTAGCTTCGGCTCTTCTTGCAGGTGGCAGTAGCCGATGTAAACAACTTTGTCATTGACCGAATCCCAGGCAGTCTGCACCAACACCCAACCAAGAATGCTTGACCACTTGACAACCTGCACGGTTCCACCGCTGACAGCGGGAATGCGTGTGCCTTCTTTTGGTGCGTAGTCCAGTCCACGGTGCGGGATAACACGGCCTTTGATTGCACCGAATCGGGAGGTAATTGTCTTTTTAGAGAACGGGTGTCTCATCGCAGTAATGCCCAGAGTGCTGCGATGAAGCCTGTGATGCCCGATCCTAAAGCCGTGAAAACCAGCTTCTCAATCCACTCCATGCGAGCGAGTTTCTGTTCTACTCGATTCATGCGGGCAGGTAAGTCTTTGAGGTTTTTGATATCGGCAACAAGCTCAATCTGCACCGATTGAACCTCGATGAGCTTTTCGTAGATGTCTCGTTGCGTTATGCGAACGCCGTTTGTTTCCTCAGCCATGACTAGCCTAGAAGTGCGAGTATCTCGGCCTCTGATAGACCTAGTGCTTCGAGCTTTGCCTTTGCACTTTCTTTGTTTGCCTGTTTCTGAGCCTCGGCAGCTTCCCTCTCAGCCTGTTCGATAGCGGCTTGTGCGGCTTGTGCCTCACGCTCTGCAATCTCAGCATCGGTTAGGGGAATAATCTGCACCTTGTCAGGGTGGCCTTCAGGAAGGCTGCAATCTACAACTAGGCGTGTTGGTCTGTCTGTCATGTTTTTATTCTACCTGTTCTTTAGCTAACGACTACTCCGCCGCTTGAACCCTTGGTAATTCCGTATAGGGTTGCGGATGAATATTGAGCAAGATTGCCGTTTTGAGTTGAAATAGCAATTTTTGTAATGGCATCAGTTATGTTCCAAAGTCCAGCGTGAATCACCTGAAAGGCCTCGGTTGCATTATTCTCAGTAACTACATCTGCTGAAATTGACTTTGCTGTAGAGCCAGCATAGTTTGGAATGTAAATCATCGCATTTCCAAAGGTGCTTGCGGTGTTGTTGCCTGATGAAGCGTAACCAGTTTGACTATCGCTGCCACTAAAAGAATCAGTTGCACTTCCGTTTCCTTGCAAGAATCTTTTAGTGAAGTTTGCAGTTGATGTATTTATGGTAAGTCTTATCTGTTCAACGCTAGAAGCTTGAGTTGAACGCAGGGAACAAAGAATTACCAAATCGGTATAAGTTGCTGGAATATTTCCCACATTCAAAAAGGTAATGTTTGCAGCTCCACCGCTTCCAACCTCAGTATGTGCAATAACTGTCCAAGCACTCATGTCTAGCTCACTATTCCGTAAAGGGCAATCGTAACCCCTGCACTCATGTTTCCAGAAAAGTTGAAAACAGTCACAGTATTCACAGCATTTGTGTTTGCCCATCTTGCGGCGTGCATAATTACCGAGCGACCAGTAGTTGCTGTTTCAATGCTTGCTCGACTAAGAACTGTTTTGTGTTTGTCTGTTGCTGAATAGTCCATGATGTTGCAGATAAACATATGCGGATTACCAGACCATCCAAAATTGGATAACGCAATAGAGGTATCGGTTGAGCTGTAGCTACTTGCGTTTTGAGTAAATACCTGTGGATAGTTTGAGCCTGAATCGCTGTTTAGCCTAACCCCAACAGAAGTTGAATCACCATTCCAAACTAAAACCAAGTCTCGGTAGGTGGCAGGGATAGAAGTAAAAGCAACTGAGTTATCAGTTCCAGTTAGCGTGATATTAGCCAAAGCAATATAAGTAGCAGTAGGCATTATGAACTCCTCAGACCATATAGAGAGAAACGAGAGCCAGTTTTGAAAACTGTTCCAAAAAATTGGTCTAGAAAAATAGTGGTTATAGCAGATGTAGAATTCCAAAGCCCGCTATTGAGGCTTACATAGTTATAGCTTCCAGTAAGACCAGTCATAGCCCTAATCGTAGTGTTTTTTGTGGTTTCAAAAGGATCAAGAATATCAATTATCACCGCACCGAAACTGTTTGCTGTTTGAGTATTAGCGGTTATTGAATTGATTTCTATGTTTTGATAGTTTGTTCTAGGATTGCTTGACTGAACATTGCTTCCATTGCCTCTCACGTTGTGAGAGGTGTAATTATTCCCAGAATCCCCATTGAATCGCAACATAATAAAATCATCAGTATCGTTTCTATCTGTTCTAGCAAGAATTCTCAATTGCAAATGCTGATAAGTAGAGCCATAATTTGAATTGACATTAGAAAATGTAACAGAGGTAGTGTCGCTCCCCAAAATTTGCGTTTCAAGCCATTCATAAGCATTACCAGCAACAACTGGCTCTGCCCCTGCTCCCGCAACAGCAAGAACTCCTAAAGGAATAGGCATTATGCAGTTATCTTTCCAACTACTCGGTAAGCACCTGCACCAGTTTTGAATACAGTTGCAGCATTATATCTTTGATCCATTTTGAAGGTTACGGCAGTTCCAGCAGTGCCAGCACCTGCCCAGTCAGTTATGCCTGTTCCTGCGGCAATAGTTACGGTTCCTGATGAATCACGAACAATGTCCAAACGCCCACCAATGGACAGGACATCTGGAACCGTGATTGTGTAGGCAACTGTTCCTGCTGCAATTAGAAGCTCATTGTTGTCTGCTGCTACTGCGGTATAGGCAGCGGTTACAGTTCCGGTTGGAGAATTTAGGGCCGCATAATTTACATTTAGAGTTACATCACCGGAGCTTCCACCGCCGGTTAAACCAGTGCCAGCAGTTACAGCGGTAATGTCGCCAGGTTGTGACACATTCTGCCAAGCTGAGCCATCGTAATACTGAAGGGTATTGGTATCGCTTAAATAAGCCACCATACCCTCAGCAACGGCAGTTCCTAGGGCTGATCCTCTGGCAGCAGTGCCAGCAAAGACCATGACAGACTGCTCCATCAAATAGCCGTTGACATTAGCGGCGGTTAGAACTTCGCCCGCTGTGAATACTTTATAGCCGAGACCTGCCATGATTTCCTTACCAGCTCAAACTGTATAGGTCTAGCTTACCAAACTCTGCATCATCTAGGACTAGATAGGCAGCGTCAAGTGACTGGAAGCCAAACTCTATAAAGTGGTTTTGTGGGTTTACCGTGTGATTTATTGAGATTACCTGCACGAAACGCTGGATTGCGTCTCCTATGCCGTTAGGGGTGAAAACTATCTTTGCTATCGAACCGAGCTCTAAGCCCAGCACATCTTCCTGCTCAGCGGGGTCAAGTTTGTGAATAGCGACCTCTAGGCTGCTGAATCTGTATTCAGGCTGTGAGTATTGCTGGGCGAGCACTAAGGCGAGTTCTGCTAGGGCTAGGTCGGTATTCAGCAATAGGCCAGACTGACTGAGGGTTCTAAGACCGTAATCTGTGACACTTTGGGTGTCTGTGGCTGTCGCCGTTCCTCCACCTACTCGGTCTAGGACTACTTCGTTGTAGAGGTTGTCAGATCCATAGCTGACATCTACCGACTGGAATGGAATGCCTGTTCCACCGAACTGAACTAAGCCTGTAGAGGTAGGGCTTTGCGTGCGATCTAGGAAAGTTAGACGACCAATCTTGTCTACGAATACCAAGCCTGGCTCAGATAGAGCAATGGTCTGTAGGTAATTCATAGCATTTGTATTGGCATCAATTACTGCCGTGCCTAGGGTTGCTACACCTGCTTCTATGTTTCTTTCCTCTGGCGACCAGTTGATTTGGTCAAGGATGTTAGAAACACGAGCACCTGTGAGCTGGGCAGTGGGTGTTCCAGCAGCCAAGGTCTGACCAGAGATAATGCTTGTAGCGTCATAGGCGATAGCTTCTGCAACCGAATCTCCGTTGGGCAAATAGCTGAATCCCCAGTCATCTATCCAACCGACATACTGAACTACATCGTCTGTTGATACACGGATTTCACGCCTAGGCACGATGTTGCCGGCGAATGGCGACTGAGCGTATAGCGGATCGAAAGCCCTGTCGTGGTTATTGAACTCAACATTTAGCTGACCCGCTGGGAAGGCTGAGAATAGGTTAGAGCGACCCCTAGAGATGCTGAAGTTTCTTACCCTGTCAGTAACATCAATAAAAGTCAATCCGCCCAATGGGTAGGAAGTATTATCTAGCTGACCCTTTGTAGCATCGTCAAGAACAAAGAAGTTTCCTGCTCCAGAGAAGCTAGTGTCGAAACCTACTTCAACCTTCTCGATTGGCATTGCCATTAGATAGCCACCGATACATTGAAGTTTCCGTTTATAGCTCCAAACTTAGTCAGAGCCTCGACTGTCGCCTCACCTGCTCTGGCACCGCTTACTCTGCTGTCTGCTGTGACATTCACATAATAGTTATTGACTGTGGTTCCTCCAGCAGCTGTGGCAGCAGCAGCAAGCTCTGCCGTGCTCATACCTGACCGAATACCCGATAGGTCAATGGCTCTACCTGCTTCAATATCTGCTTCAAGGCTTCTGTAGATGTTTCTCTTGACTTCAGCACCAGCTCGTTTTGTAGCGTCTCCTACGCTAGTTATGTAGGCACTTGCTTGAGCAATTAGTTCACGGATTCTCGTCAGAGCAGCTTGATCAATCTTTGGCGGCTCCTTGAGGGCCTCTGGGACTGGAATAGCAGCAATCTCGCTAGCAGCAGTTGCCCTAGCAGCATCGGCAGCAGCCTTGGCAGCAATGTCTACCTGAACGCTCAGAGATGCTTGGAAGGCGGCGTTGAAGGCTTGAGCCATGACACGAGCTTGATTCTCCAGCTCAGCTTGCTTTGACCGAATACCCTCGAGTAGCCCGTTAGCCATGTCAATGCCAGTGCCGTAGAGCGAAGAAGCAACTTCCTCACCTAGAGAACCACCTACAGCATCAATCTCTTCAAACAAATCATTGAGCTCATTGATTGTGTCCTTGCCACCCTCTACTAGAGCCTGGGCAGTTTCTCCACCAGCCTCAATACCAGCCTCGACCAACTGGTTGAATAGCATGCCGTTCAATCCCATATCACGGAGCTTGCGTAGATTCTCGGCAAAGGTGCGGGCCTTCTCAGCCATAGCCCTAAAGCCCTCTAGGATGCCTTGTGTCTTGTTTTGGATGCCACCTATGGTCTCTTCATAGGTAGAAGAGATTGTGACCTCAAACTCTCGCATAGAGCCTCCCAGACGCATCAGAGCACGGCTTACGGAGGTTACGGTGCGGGTCTCAGTCTCTTCTTTTAGCTGACCGAATAGTGAGGTTAGATCAAGGGCAGCAGTAAAGGCTCGCTTGTAGTTATCAATCAAGCCCTTGGCTAGGTCGAATCGCTCGGCTAGTTCGTCACGCTGACGACCAATCTTTTGAAGCTCAGCAAGCTCAGCTCGTGCATAAGCACGGAGGTTGTCATAGCCCTCTTGTAGAAGGTCTTTATTCTGGAATGCAGACTTGAGTGCGTTTTCGATGGAATCAAGCTGAGAAACAAATTGCTCCTCAAACCTGCCCATAGCACGCTCAATGGTTGGTAAAACATCAAAGCCAGCCAAAAGATCAGCAAAGCCCATCCTGGCTTCTTTAGCCTTTTCAGCAATCGCCTTTAGTTCTTCCTCAAGGCGTGTATCGATTGCGGTAACTTCTTCGTTATATTGTTCTATTTCATCGGCGGCTTTTTTAGCTTCTGCTGCTAGTTCTTTAGCTCCAGCTGCTGTCCTGTAAAACTGATTTTGTAGGTCTGCAAGAACAATCTTGCCTGACTTGATTTGCTGCCAAACCTTCATCCAGCCTTCACCAGCAAGGATGGAGCTAATCAAGCCCTCAGAAGCACCACGAAGCCTTAGCTGCTCAGTAGCGGTCTGCTTTTGAATTTCATCTTGTAGATTCTTTTGGAAGTCGGCAACATAGTCTTTGATTGCCTTCTTGGTCTTTGTATCGGCATCTGAATCCGTGCCAGTGATTATCTGCTTAGGGTCAGGAACAAGACCTTCTTTGATAGCCCACTCACCACGGGCCATCCATGAATTAGCCCAAGCTCGGTTGCCTCGCTCAAGAGCATCCTTCTGATTAGCAATCTCTTGATTGAGCTGAACAACTGCAAGTCTTTGAGCATTTACAGCATCCTTGATGGCAATTTGAGACTTTATCTGGCCTGTCCAGTCAGTATTGAGTAGTCTGCTCCAGTCTCCAGTAAAGAAGGCATAAGCCATGTCTCCCAAGACCTTGAGGCCAATGACCGTGTTTTCAACCAAGTAAATAACGCTTTGAATAGCATCTGCCACAAACCGAACAGCCTCGGTAATACCAGCAAATACAGCTTCAATAGTTAACTGCTCGCCAGTGATTGTCTGGAAGAGCGACTGTATCTGGATAAATAGTGCCGAGACGGATTCGCCAACCCTAGTTGTGGGGTCAAGCATGGCTCCAATTAGCTTGACTACCTGACCGAATGTTTCAATAACAGCCATACCCAGCTTGGCAAGAGCTGGCATCAGCGTTGTGTTTAGGCTCTGGATGATTGGAACTAGGTCATTGAAAATCTCTTTGATTTCAGGCTCATAGCCTTCAAGTGATTCCCGCAAAGATTGTGTGAGCTGTCCTAGGGCAGGTAGCAGATTGAATGCAACCGTGTCACGCATGTTATTGAAGGTGGCAGCCAGCTTGAGTTGTTCTACAGCAAGGGTTCCAGTGCCACGCTCAAATGCACCCTGGGCATCGGCAGATCGCTGGAATAGAAGCTCTACACGGATTTGCTGTTCTGCAAATCTTCTAGCTGCACCAGTCAGATGATCTAGTTTTCTTGCTGCTAGTTCCGAGTTGATTTCGGATTGCTTCAGAGCAACACCGAACTTCTCAATCGGGTCATACTCTCCACGGAAGAGAGCAGTCATACCCAACAAAGCTTCTTGAACATCGTATCCATAGGTCAGCGATAGGTCAGTTCCCAACCTAACCAGACGCTCAGTTAGGTCGGCAGTTTCTTCAATCGAAAAGCCAGATTGCTTTAGAACCGAACCAATAAATGTTGAAGCCTTAGCTGCTTCGTTTTGAGATAGACCAACATCTATGGCAACTTTAGAAAAGTTACGCATCTGAGGAGTGACTTGCTCAAATACAGACTTGAGACCGAGCAGGTTACGCTCAAGGTCTCTAGCTCCAGAGATGGCATCAACCGCAAAGTCGGCACCCCTCATTCCGACCTGGAATGCGGTAAATGCTAGACCGGCTAAACCTGCTGCCTTACCAAGGTTATTGATGCCCTGACCGAGTTGATTGAACTGCTGAGTAGCACGAGCAAAGCCTTGGACAATCGTGGTTAGATTGACATTTATCTTTCCTGCCATTTAGCTCTTCCTTAGCAACTCGAGTTCAATCTTCTGATTGATTTCAAAAATCTTTTGTCTAATTTTACGAGTAACTGCTGGCATTGCCTTTTCTGCTGCTGGGTAGACAATGCGGGAAGCAGTCATTTGTAGTTTGCTCTTAGCATTTGCAGTTCCTTTTGCAAAGGCCATTGGCACTACACGGTGCTGACGCTTGCCTGGGACTTTTTGACCGTTGATTGTATACATGTAGTCATAGATAGGGGTTAGGCCCTTACGGCCCTTGGCGTATCTTGCACGACCACCCATGTCAAATAGAACTGTGGCTGGAGATCCGATTTGCAACCGAAGAATGGGGATTCTTTCCATCTCACGGTATTTCTTTTTACGGGTATTTGGCAACTGAATTAGAACCGACTTAGAGGGCTTTGCTCCCTTGCCATGCGTGCTACCCCAAGCCAAGCGACCAAAGTGCACCTGACGCATACCTGACATAGGCGGGTTGGCTTTGTTTGGAATAGCCCTTTTGACAGCTCCCTGAGCGTCTTTACCTATCTCTCGGAAGTCTCTTCTAAGGGTCTTGATGTAAGTCTGGTCAAGGTCTTTGATAACCGCCATGACTTCATTCCAGTTAGTAATCTCAATTCGCAGAGTGTTGGCTGAACCGAATCCCCCAGACTTCATGCCTAGTTCTGTTGCTATTTTGGGAAAAGCCAAGATTACCGCCAATCAATCCTTACAAGTTTACCGCTAAAAGAAAAACCGCCCCGAAGGGCGGCTTCCCTATTTAGGCATGTTTCTTGCTACAAGCCATCTATGCATAGTCCATAGCATGCGTTCTGATTCTTGCATCAAAACACTTGGTGCTATGCCAGTTTCTACGGCAAGACCAGCGATAAACCAGTGAGCTGAGGAATCCCCCAGCCCCCTTATTTTGGGTCGCTGTCAGAATCTCCAACCGAAGCAACTGTTTCCAGCCACTTGTCGAAGTCGTCTTTTGTCGAGCCGGTTCGCTTCTCGGAATGCCAAGCCAAGAAGAGCAAGTGGCTCAACTTGGTCTCGGCTCCGATAGCTGAAATTGATACTTCATACTTATCTTCGAAAGCAACTAGATCTGCTGCGTTGCAAACAACGAGCTTCTTAGTTCCATTCTCGTAAGTAACTTGTAGGTTGATTTTCAATTTTGCTCCTTATGCAGTTGCGTAGCTAACTTCTCCGGTGGTCGGGAAGGTAACTGAGAATGTGCTTAGGTCTCCAACTGCACCGCTAACTGGGGTGAAGCTGTTGATTAGCACGGTTGCTGTATATGCAGGGGTGTTCTGCGATGCAGCAGTTCCGTTAGCAGCGATTAGAACTACTGTTCCGATTGTTCCAACTAAAGGCTGGAAAATACGGGATACAGCACCTGTTCCAAAGTCGCTGTGGAAGTCAAGTGAAACCTGACCTGATTTTAGGCCCCCAATAACTTCAGTCCAGCCATTTGAACCGAAATCTGTTGTGGTCACCTCGGCGGCGTTGATCACCAGCTCTGCTCTCGCACACGAGCTGGAGAAATCGTTACCGTTCAAGGTCACCTTGGTGCCTGTAGCAATGAACTTTGCCAATTTATCTCCTTTTATGCATAGACGGTGACTGTGAATTCAGCCGCCAAGTAGGTTTGGTCGTTTATGGTTATAGACCCCACCGAACCTGAGCTCACAACCCGAAGGTCTTGAACCAAACCCGATAGTGTCCTGTCTGATTCTACCGCAACCTTGACAGACTGCTCGCCTGAAGGAAACATGTAAGAATCAAGCTTTCTTTGCATCGTGCGTTCTGCTGCACGACCAACTATTACCGTGATGGTGAATGTATAAAGGTTTAGACCGCTTTGATAAGCCTGATCGTATTCAACTGATTCCAAGCCAACTAAAGCCACTGGAGGGCTTGGATTATCAATTAGCTCAGACGCTGTTCTCAGCCCAGGGATGGTAGCTAGGTTAGTTGCTAAGCCGTCTCTGATGTCACTGATGCTCACTAAGCCATCCTCATTTTCTTGAATGGCATAATCAAGGCTTCGATGTCTGGGTCAATACGGCTTACACGGATAACGCCCAGTTCGCCCACGCCAGCAACACCAAGTGGTGAATCCATACGCTTGTAAAGTCTCATGGACAAAAGAATCGTTGCCATCTTGATTGCTCGTGGCACTGAGCTCCAACCAAATGTTCCAACTACCTGCACGGTTGCTTCTTCCATTGCAAGAGGGAACCAATAGTCGTCAATAGCTCTGATTTGTGTAGCAGGAGAGGGAATGCCCCCAGCAAGACTGTTGAGTGGCTCTAGTTGGTAGTCCTTAGCTGCCCAAGTCACATCGAATACTCCATCAGCAGCGGTGGAGGTTTTTAGACTGGTAAGACTGACCAAATCATCAATTTCGCACACGAAACTGTCTCTGGGGGCAAAGATTCTGGTCGCACCAACGGTCTGATAGAACTGCCTTTCGCAGATGTCATCAATCTGCCGAGAAGCCGTTTCAATGCTCAGCTCCAGAATTGTGTCGTCAACCGAATCTGTGATTCTGAGTGCGTCTTTGACTTCTTGCAGAGTGCAGTATGCGTTGGTGAGTGCCATGCTTTTATTCTACAGCTAGAACCAACGCTGAGACCATGTGGCGGGTAAGCGATCACTCTCAATCTCTATGGGTAGGTGATACTCAAAATCCTTTACCCCTCTAGCCCTTATCCAATCAACCAGTTCCCTCAAGCCATTTTCTAGGGTCGTAGAGGTTTGATACCCAAGTAGCCTTCTTGCCTTGTCACTGCTGCATAGAGCTATCTTTACTTCCTGCGGTCTACCGCCGGTGTAGATAGGCTTGAATGTCGTGCCGACAATGCTTTGTAGCTTCTCTGCCAATTCATTGATAGTGATTGGTTCTTCGTCTGGCCCTATGTTTATTACCTGCCCCAATGCCTCGTCTGACATACAGGCAACATAAAGAGGGTCTACAACATCCTGAATAAAGCTAAAGCATCGCATTTGCTGACCATCGCCATAGATAATCGGGGGTTGATTCTGAAGCAACCTATTAGCCATGATTGAGGCGACATTTCTAAACGGGTCGTCATACTTTTGTCTTGGGCCAATGATGTTATGTGGCACTAAAACAACCCATTCAAGCCCGTGTGTGTTGCATAGATTTTCCACTAGCTTTTCGCTTGCCAGCTTTGCTATACCGTATGGATCTTGTGGCTTAGGCTGCATATCCTCTGTATACGGAGTATCAATCGTGCCGTATCGAGCCATGCTTGATAAGTAAACGAACTTTTTTACCTTTGCTTTGATTGACTGAGATAGAAGCTCTGTAGTAGCTTGGGTTGTATTGGAGACAACCAGTGCTGGGGAAAACACGCTCAGGCCCTCATAGGCAGTGCAAGCAGCATGAATGACTAAATCAACATCAGTCAATAAATCCTGAACCGAATCTTTTACCAAGTCTCGGGCATAAAATCTTGCACCATCGGGGACATTATCAACATAACCGCCAATCAGCGAATCTACCCCCACAACCGAATGTCCTTCTTGTAAAAATCTATCGGCTAGGTGTGAGCCCAAGAATCCGGCTATGCCAGTAATGAATACTTTCACCAGTTATTCCTTCTCCGTATGACCAAAGACCATTCTCCTGAATTTAGTCGATTCTCTTGTTTTTTCTGATTGAAGTAAGCTTCGTTGGCTCTGTAAGTTTCTGAGTTCCTAGCAGCATAGTGATTGTTGCTCTTGAAGGTCATTTGCCCGTCATGGATCATGGGCAAATTGGCTTTGGTTACTGAAAACCCCATTTCTGTAACCCTCCATTCAAATTCATCATCTTCAAAGTTCATCGGGAAGATAGCTTCATCGAATAACCCACAGGCTTCAAAGACTTTTGCTCCAACCGAAAATAGTTGCCAATGAGGCCACATCTCAGAGATTGTCACTTTGTCTGCGGCGGATTCTTGCTGAAGTTTTTGTAAAGTCCCTGGAGCAAACACACAATCATTTGAAGTGAAGTAAAAGACTTCTTCAAAGGGGTAATTCTTTACTCCTAGATTCCAAGCAGGTGCTATACCTAGGTTGCTATAAATGTTTATTACATCCATTGCCAACACATTTGGATTGTTTGATACGGGCCCTTCCAAACCTTGATGAATTCCCCAGCCATTGTCAATAATCAAAAGTCTTTCAACTGGATAGTCAATGCTCTCAATCATTCTGTTGAGCAGGTCATAGCGGTTTAGGACTGGAACTATAAGTTTCATCAGACCACCGAGAATACTGTTTCATTGAATCGTTTGCCAATAACATCCCAAGAATACCCCTTGGCAAGCTCTAGATTCGATTCTGAGACACTTTTGTATTGAAGTGGTGTCTTTAGCTTATCTAGCCATTCTGTGACTTCCTGTGGCGTTCTAGCTATCAAACAACCCGTGCTGTAGCCCCTAGCTCCAACTATGGTGCTAATAACTGGTAGTCCATAGCTGATTGCCTTGATGACCTTTAGTGAGGTGCCTGATCCTGCCCCCATAAGGTTTACAAATGCATGAGCTGATAGGAATAGCTGATGTAGGGTTGATGGCTCTACATGCCCCAGCAGTTTGACATTTGGCTGATTGCTACGAATGAATTGACTGCACTGCCCAGCAATGACTATCTGGTAATCTGGCAAGAACTCGGCAATACTTGCAAGGGCCATAGCCGCACCTATGTTTGGCGGATGACCGCTACCGACAAAGAGAAGAATGTCTGAACCGAATCCTTTTGTGTTTACCTCTGGTGGCAGATTGACACCATTTGGTATCAAAGTCATCGGACTATCAGACTGAATCTCATCTTCAGTAGAGCAATAAGTCACATGATCTGCTTGTAAAGCAATCTTTTCCACTCTGGCAGTAGCTTCTTGTATTTCTGGGCCACCGATAAGTTGTTTGATTCTTGTTTCGTTATTGTGTGCATCATAAACGAATCTTTGAGTTTGGATTGCCTCTACTTGCCAAGGATGCTCAAGAATAATTAGGTCAGGCTCAATGATTCCTAGGACTGATTTGAAGGTCTCAGGAGTGCCTTCTATAACTGCTAAATCCCATTCCTTGTGACGCACATAGTGAGGCAACGGTAATGCTGTAAGCGTTAGGTTGTTGTGCCTCATGCGTTGCGGTTCACCGAATGTTGGAATCAAAACATCTATTTCGTTTTCCACACGGCTAAGTAAGTTGTAGATTCTTTCCCCGCCACCAAATTGAGCTCCTACAAACGGGAATGGAGCTAGGGCAGTTATCTTCACTTCAACAGCTTCTTGAAGAATGGAACCCAGTTCTCGTTCCACACTTTGTCAGCATCAAATTGCTTAGCAAAGGCAATCGCCTTTTCGCTTTTAGCACGATCTGCTTCATAAGCTTCGTTTAGTGCCCTGACTATCGAATTGACCGAAGGTATCTGGAAGAAGCTTCCTTGAGCCTCATCCCAGAACGGCTGACCATCAATCTTCCAGCTATCTTCTGAGGCTAGGTCTTTAGATGCGGCGTAGTTACTTGTGATAACTCGTGTGCCACAGGCTTGTGCCTCGACTGTCGGTATACCGAAGCCTTCTCCGTATGAGGTGCTAAGCAACACATTCATTGCGGTGTAGAAGCCAGCCATGTGCTCTTCTGGGTATCCGGCTCTGAGTAAGTATGGGTCTGGCATAAGAACATTGTCTTTAGGTATTCCCATTGCCTTTAGTAGAACAGCAATGTCAAATCCACCGTAGCCTCTGCCTGGTTCAGTGTGAATGTAAAGCAAACTATCTGGATGCGATTTGAGATGCATAGCGAAGGCAAGCAGGTTTTCAGCGTAAGCCTTGCGATGAATCTGACCATTTGATTTGTTAGCTGCAACTATTCCGACTAAAAATGCATTTTCAGGAATTCCCATAAACTCTCTTACATCTTTTCCTGAAATCTCAAATGTAGGTTTGTAGACATTCGTATCTATACCGTGAGGGATGTAGGTAGATTCCAAACCGAGCCCTTCCATAATCTCTTGACCATGTGGAGCCATCGTTACAGGAATGACATTTGGTTTTATTAGAAACTCTCTAACCGCTGGTGTGATGGTTAGGTGATCCATCGGAACCCATGAGATTATGTCGCCCTTATAGTCCATCTGGTTGTAAACCCAAACATCGTAGAGCGTCATTAGATACGGCTTGTAGTCAGGATGCTTGCCGTGGAAGTCTGCTGCCCAAATTGGGTAGACATCCGCAGAATAAAGTGTCAGTCCCTTTGGGTAGTGTGGGATTTTATTTGAACCGAATACTAGCTCTGTTTGCTGGCCTTCAAGTCCGTAGTTACTGAGAGCAGCTACCTTCATTCCATGCCTAAGCATGCGAGTGATTAGTTGCTTGCCCTGCTGTCCGTAACCGGTAGGTGTTCCTGGTGAATTGCTACCGAATGCGATAGCAGCTTTTAGTAGGTCGTAGGTTGCCATAGTCACAGTGTATAAAAAGAAACCCACCCAAGCAACCTACAACTTGGGTGGGTCTCGCTTATTTCGTCAGAAACTAAGCAGCGTTTCCGATGAAGTATTTGACATGGGAGCTGTGAGTGATGTCACCGTCAAGGCGAATCAAGAATCTCCATGTGGTCAGATCGGTGTTGAATGCGAAGTCCTGGCTAGAAGCAACCTGGATTCCACCTGCTACACGAACCTTGTATGACGAGAGGTCACCGAACAATACAGACTTTGCCGAAAGGCCAGTGTCCGCCATGTGTGGGTTCTCGATTACACGGAAGCCAGCGAAGGTGTCAGGGTAGCCAACGCCTACCTGGTATAGGTAGTTGCCAGCGGTGTCCTTGAGCTTACGCATCTTTCCGATGGTTGCACCGTTTGCCATGAATGCTGCACCTGGCATACGGCGAACTGCACCGTCAACCGAGTAAGCAAGGTCAATTAGGTTGTCAGCGGTGAACTGGCCTGTTACGGCAGTTCCACCAGTGATACCAGAACCAGCAGCAGGAACAATGCCTCGTGGCTTGTCAGATCCGTCACCTAGGGTTAGAACATTGTTCACACCGTAACCAATGCCGTTACCAGCCTGGTTAGCAAGGTGAGAAGCTAGGTCAAAACCAGCGTCTGTTACTAGCTCGTTGGCGGCCTGGATGAGGAAGCCATACTTGTAAGCTCCGAGAGTGATTGAGCTGTAGGTAGGCTCGGAAGCCGATACAGTTCCACCAGCGGAGGTCAAGGTAGCAGTGCTGTAGGCAGTTAGGGTTGGGATGGTTAGGTCTTCACCGGAAGTGGTGTTGATAACCTCTGGAACCTCTAGCATTGGGCCTACTAGGCGAGCAACATCGAATACCTGGTCGTAGAACGACTTAGGAACGGTGTTGGATGATGGAGTTAGAGCAGCACGAGTGAACTCGTAGTTACGCTCTTCTCCCTTGGCAAGTGAACGGAAAATGTCAGCGGCTGAACGGCTTTCGCTCACCGATGGAACAAATCCCTTAGCAGCAACGGAAGCCTCTAGGCGGCGTTCCTCGTTACGCTGTGCGACAGCAATGGTCTCGTCAGCCTTGCGGATGTCGGCCTCAATGCGGTCAATTTTCTCAAGTTCAGCAGCGTCAAGCCCACGGCCTTCCTTCTCAGCACCTTCGATTACATCTCGAATCTGCTCAGTGAGGTTGGCACGGAGCTCCTGCTGAGCCTTTACAAACTCAGACATTTAGTCTCCTTTATTTCTCTTACTAATGATTTACCAGTGGCGTTGACGCTCAACTGAACACGGCAGAGCTAACTCACATCCGATAGTAAAAGTTTACAGGAGGTAGGACACGCTAGACATAGCAAAGCCCCCTGAACCAAGAAAACAGGAGGCTAGTGCTTACCGCTTTTCAATAGGTGCGGTGACCCGTGTTTCTCTATTGGTCTTGTCAAAAGCAACTTCAACAGTTTCTTCTGGCTTCAGAAGCTTCTCTACTGCCTTAGCCATGTCATCTACAACCGAAACGATTGCACCTGATTCAGGGTTTCCAGCAGCAGCTAGGAGAGCCTTTTTGATTTCTTCTTTGCTTGGCATCTTAGATTCCATTCAGTAGTAGTTCGAGCTTCTTCTTCTTCAGTGCCAGCATAGCCTGTCCAACCGAATTATCGCTAGGCTCTGATCCCTCTGACTTTGGCATCAGGGTTTCTACGGCTTGCTGAATTAGACGACCCTCATCCTCGGTAAGAGTTTCGCCTTCCTCAAGTTTGTAAACAGCATCTGCTAGAGCATCAGCGTCAATGTCAGCTCTCTTAGCAATCTTGTCTAGGCCACGAACAGCAACAGTGCCAGCCGTAGCGGTATATGCTGGCCAGCTAACCAAGGAGACCTCGAATAGACGAACCGAATTCAAGGTTCTCTCTGAGCCATCCTCTGACCATGAATCTCCTCCAGCAGGAACACTAAAGCCGAAGCTCATTGCGTCAACATCTCCACGGCGTAGCAGCTCAGCAACATCACGACCACGAGAAGTGTTCGGTAGTAGACCATCAACCCTCAAACCTTTGTCATCTTCTGTAAGCATAAGAGTTCCAGCACGAGTTGAGCCAAGAACCTCGCCAGCATCGTGATTCCAAAGGAACTTGATGTCATTGCGAGCTCTCAGGGATTTGCGGAATGCACCTGGTGCGATTCTCTCGATAAAAGGCAGGGGCTCACTAGCAGAATTGAATACAGCAGCGTAGCCACTGAATCTCATGCCATCGCCTTCTTCACGAACCTCGATGGAGGTTGGAGTTCTGCGTGTTTCTATCTTTGACAATGCTTCGCCTTTCGCTCGGCCTTCATTTTCTTCTTCAATTCTAGCAACTACACCTTCTGCATAAGTGAGTGCTCGTTGTGCTGCTCTCTTTGATGGGCCTGATCCCCAAAGCAAGTGTGCAACTACACCAGGGCTAGGATAATCAGGCGAATCAGGTCTTGCGGCGGGACTATCCAAATCAGGAAGATGACGAGCAATCCAAGCCCGAATCCTAACCCATTTATCAGCAGTGACATTGCCAGCTGCCATCGCTCTCGCCTCACGGATTGTTCTTTCAACCAAGCCATCTCCGCCATACCCCTCTTCGTAGTATTTGAGACCTCTACGAGCTGCTGCTCGCATGTAGGCTGGGGGCTCTAGGTTTACTTCTCGGTATTCTGTTTCAGACATGGAGTTTTCTTCCATATCGTCATCTTCTTCTTCATCTTCTGGTTCATCACTGGGTTCAGGAAGTGGAGCAATCTTTGTAAGTGTGGAGAACTTGTGGGCAACATACACATCCGTATCTTCCCATCCGTCTCTGACTGGCTGGTATACCTGAATCAAGGCAGCAGGGTCTTTTTCCGTGCCATTGACTGTAACCGAAGAATTAGGTGGATTGATAGATCCGTTGTCTACAATCTCTTGAATTTCGCCACGAGCCCTACCGCCCGAAGAGTTCCAAGATACATAGTCACCGACTTTGAGGTCGCCTGGTAATGCACGAATGTCTCTTTCGCCACCTGGCTCAATGCCTTCTGATAATGAGATAGCTACCATCTGGTCAAGTGCTTCTTTTTTGGTGTTGTGGCAAGCCATGACTTCGCCATCTTCTTTGACTACTGCCCAGCTTGAGCATTCTGAAGATTTGTCAGTTATGTAATAGGGCATTATGCCAGCCTCGCTTCCACGACAACAGTTCCACCGAGTGCGACAGCCGTGCCGTTTATTGTGATACCTGCGGCATTTACATCAATGCCAACAGTTTGAGTTCCTGAGTTGTAAGTAATCGGAGAAGTAGCAGCAACTACTCCAGCGGGGCCTGTCGCTCCAGTTGCTCCTGTTGCACCTTGGATACCTTGTGGCCCTTGTGGCCCCGTTTCTCCTTGAATACCTTGAGGCCCCTGCGGCCCTGTCTCTCCTTGAATGCCTTGAATACCTTGTTCGCCCTGTGGCCCACTAGCACCAGTTTCCCCCTGTATGCCTTGTGGCCCTTCTGGGCCTGTTTCACCTTGTGGGCCTGTCGGGCCAGTGTCACCCTGAATACCTTGAATTCCTTGCTCACCCTGTAGCCCTTGTGGGCCAGTCTCGCCTTGAGGGCCAGTCGCCCCTTGGATACCTTGCTCACCCTGTGGGCCCTGTGGCCCCGTTGCACCTGTTGCTCCCGTTGCACCAGTGGCTCCAGTAGCACCGGTTGCACCCGTTGCACCTTGAATACCTTGTGGGCCTTGTTCTCCCCTTGGAATGACAAAGCTAAGAGTTTGATTGGGTGCAGTTCCAGAAACTGTTACCTCAGCGTCTCCGCCTGGAGCACTTGCTGTAACCGAATCTATAGTGAGCGTGTTAGCTGGGCCAACTGCTCCCTGAATACCTTGAATGCCCTGCGGGCCAGAGTTGCCTAAAGTTACGGTTGTGTTGGTTTCAGTTACGCCAACATTTACAACCGAATTTTGAACCGAAACAAGTGTGTTTGTTTCAGTAATCTCTAGGACAGAGGCTGACATTACCGAGTGACCTCAGCTTGGATTTGGAAAGTTCCCTGAATCAGTCTTGTAACAGTTGAACCAGAGTTTAGCTCTAAATCGTAAACATACTGCCCTGCTTCTGCTGCACCCATAGCAGTTGCACCGATTGTCACGGCGATTGTGCCGGCAGTTCCACCGAGTGTGATACCAGTGCCGTTGGTCAGGCTAAAGATAGTTGCGGTTGCTGCTGGAGTAGTGCGAACCTGCATAGCAGCCGTGTAGTTTGTCAGATTGACAGCCGAACCACCGATTGTCCAAGTCAGGTTTAGGTCGTATGTTGCACCTTGGTATGCCGTGATGTTGTATCTGCCTGGGTTGATCATTAGATTGTCTGCCTCATCCAACTAACATTGTGTCCGTTTTTAGTGCTTACACAATAGATTTGTTCTAGGGGTTGTAATTGAAATTGATAGCTCTCAAGCTTTACAAGTTGTAGCCCAGTGCTTATTGTTACACCACTTCCACCAAGATAAACCTCAGCGGTGTTGTCGTTATTGTGAATGGTAATTATTGATGGATTAGTCCATACACCATCAATAGCAGTGGCCACGGTTCCAACTGAAGTTGTGCCATTGCTAATTGCCATCTTCTACCCCGTAAGTTTCTTTGACAGCTGCTGGGTCTTGTGACTGACCGGCATTCTGCAACTGAACGCTTGGAACGCCAGTGTGATCAATAGCAGGTAGACCGAGTTTCTCCAGAGCGTCTACTGGGTCGAATCCAACCTGAATCAATCTCTGAGCCATGTCTACTCGTTCTGTCTGAGCAGATAGGTCGGCGGCATCAATGTTGACATTGGCCAGAGGCACACGAACAGTGTCGGCTGACGGATCCATGATTGGTGTCAAGTCCTCAAGTCGTCTCACATCGTTGATTGTCAAGAAGCCAGCTTGTAAACCAGTCGAAAATGCAGCCATTCTTGAGTTGATGTCTGCACGAAGTAGGCCATCAAGGTTGAACCGAATAAATGCGTTCTCTCCACCTGGGTAGCGAGCCATTAGCGGTGATAGTGCACCTTCAATCTTCTGAACGATTGGTCGGAGGCAGTGAGTTACCCAAGCAAGGTTGTTCTGCTCGACTGATGCATAAGAGTTTGTGCCTGGTAGTCCAAGTAGGTGTGGTGGAATGTTGAAAGCACGAGCAACATCTTCAACAGCCATTCTGCGGCTGTCTAGGAACTGAGCTTGGTCGTTTGGCACATTAGTTGGCTTGTATTTCGCTCCGCCCGACAGGATTGCTGTCTTGTGTGCCTTTGCCCATCCCTTGTGGCGTGAATCGAATGCTTCTTGCATGACCTTGGCTTGATCTGCCGTAAGGTTGCCGTCAATCTCGATGACACCAGAGGTCTGAGTGCCTGAACCGAAGAATTTAGCTGCATAGTTTTCTAATGCCTTAGCTAAGCCGAAGTTTTCCTTCAGTGCTTCTACTCTTGACACTCCACGGATGTGTCCTGGGCGAACTACATCGGGAATAAAGACAATCTCATCTGAAGAGAGCATTCTCTTCTCTTCTTTGATGACAAAGCCGACCTGACCGATGCCATTGCGTTTGATTTCGACATCCATCGGGTTTAGAACTGTCATGTTGACAATCTCGCCTGACGAATTTGAATACAACCGAATAAATGCGTTTCCGTCTAGGAGTAGCGAGACAATGATTGAGCCGTAGAAGGCTTCTTTGGTTGTGTCAACATCTGGCTTGGTAATCCATGATGGTCTTGGGCGGAAAGCAAAGCGAGCACCATCTCTGCGGATGTAAGCATCTACGGGTAGTGTCGAGATTGTGTCGCTGATGAGCGAGACAGCGGAAAAGACCGGATTGACATGCAAAGCAGTGCCAGAATCAATCCTGACCCCAGCGTTGCTCTGAGTTTCTAGGAAGTCACCAGATCCCCAGATGGTTTGAAACGAGATTGCTCGTTTTTCAAATAATCTACTAAGCACTTACTCGCTCCATCGCTAAACCGAATACTAAAGTGGCAATACCGCCTACGATTAGTCCCGCTGGTAGGAAAATAACGCTTACGCCTATTGTCACCAGTGCGGCTCCTGCGATTTGTAAAACTGTTGCCAAAATAACCGCCTATACAAATACTTGTGGCACTACCTCTTCCATTCTACCCACAGTTGCTCTGTCGTAGGCAATAATGAAGGCGATAGCGTTGTCAATCTTCTTCTTTGAGTTACTGCTCTCTTTTGTCACTCTCTGTCCTCGGTGATCCATCTTGATGACGCAGTTGTCAATGTGCCGAGCCAGAGCTGGGTTGCCATCGTGCATGAAAGTCTGTTCCATCACCGCATCGAACACTTTTTGAGTTGCTGGAATCATAAGATTTAGCAAGTTGGTCTTGTATTCGACAATCGGAAGCCCTAACTCGTCAAGTTCTTGCATCATTGATGCCCAACGGTAGGGGTCACAGGCTATTTCACGGACTTTTGGGTATTTCTGGGTGTAATCAATGATTGTTTGCTTGACTTCTTCCATTGGAACCCGCCAAGAATCGTCATCTACGCCAAAGTTCTTCTCCCAAGTGCGAATTAGCTTGACTTTTGGCTTTTCACCGTCTTTTGGGATGGTGCAAACGCATAAAGCGGTGGAATCTGAGGCATAAGAGCCGTCAAAGCCCAAAACATAGTCCTCATCAACCGAAATCTCGAAATCTTCGGTCAATTTGTCCCAAGAACCTGTCGGAAGCCATGCAGATTGCGTTGAAACCCACTGATTGCAGCGTTTAGTCCGAAATTCTGCCTCTGGTGTTCTCAGAACGGCACTTTCAAAGTCGGATTTAGCACAAATGTCGTCAAAACCTGGGTTGGCATCCTTCCAAGTCTCTTCAAGTCGGTGATCTGCCTCGGCTGGTGCTTCCCACCATGCCATAAAGAAGGTTGGGTCGTCTATCTCGCCTCGAGTAATCTTCTGACCTCGCTGATAAAGCTCATAAGCAATCGTGTCTTTACCGGATGCTGCTTCTGTCTTGACACCCGCTGTTGTGATGGCAATGAGCGTTGATGCCTTGCCACGAGCTCCTTGGGCCAGCGACATAACATCGAACAGTGATCGGTTGGGCTGAGCGTGAAGCTCATCGAACAGAACCATAGTCGGACTGAGACCTTCGTGCCTTGGAGCATCGGCTGATAGCACTCTGTAGACATTGTTCGTGGCTGGAACCAAGATGGCATCTCGGTAAACCTTGACATGCTCACTGAGCTCTGAGTTCTGAATCATGCGTTTTGTATCTTCAAAGACGATACGGGCCTGATTGCGGTCAGCA